ATTAAAACCAATTCCATTTAAATTTGGAAACTTTCTGTATCTATCTAAAAATTGTTGTCCAAAAGATGGTGCTTGTTGTATTACTTTAACGCTTGGTGTTGTACTAGTATATGTTAACTGTGTTGTTTCTACTAATGTTTCACTCACGTGAAATGAATTTTGTTCATACCATCCTTGTCCTTTTTGGAAAAAGAAGTTATTTGTTTGGTCAGGTGTTTTAGTATATCCATTTTCGTTTATTGGATAGTCGGCAATTATATATGGTGAATTACTTGATACAACATTTGTTGTAAAAGCACTATATGTTTTTCCTTTTATCTTATATTCACTACCAACCAAATACCCAGGTATGTTTTGGTTATATGTACCACCAGATATGGTTGCGTACTTATTTAAAAAGTCTTCATATGATATTTTTCTATCCGCAACATATATTGTTTCATTAAACTCTATAAGTGCTTCAGGAGCGCCAATCATTCTCATTAAAAATTCTACAGATTTTCTTGTTCCTTTAGACTTAAAAAGATTTGATGCATTTAATATTAATCTTCTATAAAATTCAAAGTTAAGTTCGGATGGTGTTTCATCTCTTGTCCATCCTTCATATATTGATTTATTTTTTACACCATAAGTTGATGTTAGAAAATCTTCATTAGATATTGGTGATATGTTTGTATTCCACCCTAATGTTTTTGCCAAATTTATTAAAAGAGCTGATGGTATATCATTTTCAGATACATAATCAACTGCTGTCATTCTTGCCAATGCATCAATAAACACTTTTGTTTCATCAAAGCTTCTACCATATATCTGTAAAACTTTTTCAATTTTTTGGTCAGGCGTGTCAAATTCTTTAAATGAATCAGTTATTAAAAATCTACTAATTAGATTTGTTTTAAAATTATCAATCTGTAGTGCAAATGAATTTAAATTATATAAATAAACATTAAAATTATTTGTTACTATATCTATGTTCCAAATACCATATAAAGGCCAAGTTAAATATTCATAAGACGTGTAAAATTGTCCGTCTTCAGTTTCTTTTGGGACTTTGAATTGTGCGGTGTATTTTGGTACCACAAACCTGTTTAATAAAAATTGTTCGACCGCATCAAAATCATTAAGAAAAACCATTTCGGTTTTTAATTTATTTGGTCTAATAACTAATGAATTTGTAACGTTACTTAAACCTGAAAACGGATTTCCGCTAACCGAAAAACTAATAGTACCTGCAGTTAAAGATTGTGATGGTGTAAAAAAAGTTACAGGATATTCTTTAGATTCACTACCCAAAAACAAAGAATAATCTAAATAATTTGTTGTCAAATTTCTTAAATAACTTACATCATTAGGTCTAAGAGATATGTTTCTTTCTGCGTTTACAGAATAATCAATGTCAAATGTGTTTTTTATTCTAGCAACATCAATGTCAAAAGATGTTAAATCTTCATTTTGATTGTAGATAATATTTGTTGCGGTGTAACCTGTAGAATAATCATAATATACTTTATCTATTTCAATCGCCGCAGGAAAAAAATTAATTATGTGTCTTACCGATGTTGAAAGTCTTTTAGCCAACGAGCCGTATAAAGCAAAGTTAGTTACATCTGTTAAATCATATGATGGGTAAACCTTTAAATCGATTGATAATGCAGCTCTTGCCTGTTCTAAATCAACGTTTAAACTATCTAATGTAATACTATCTGAAAATACACCAACGGGATAATCAGTATCAATTTTCTCAACAACACCGTAATCCCATATAAAATTAGTATTGGTTAACCCACCACCTTTAGTGGTTTGAAACCCTACTAATTCTTCATTTGGGTCAAGGAAGCCCGCACCTGGATTTGGAATTACAATTTTATTCATTATTAAGGTATTATATTATCTAAACTATAATTAAATGCAATGTTGTTAAGTCTGTCTTGACGTACTTCATAAAGTAAGTTTCCAAAATCATCTCTAACTTCAAACAAATTGTACTGTTTATATATTCTACTTTCAGAGTCATAAATGGTGTAGACACCTGTTTCCATTGCCTTACTTTGGTTACCATACAGTGCAATTGCAACACTATTTAAATCATATTCAGCCATTTCAATTTCAATTGTAAATGGATTAAAAAATGTGTTTGTTAATATAACATCTTGACCTGGTTGTCCGATATATGGAACTGCGTTTGGGTTATTTGATGGTGCACTTGATGGTGATACAGTACAAAAAACTAAATTTTTTGCCGAAGGTGCGTCAATATATCTATATCTAACCGAACTAATATTACTTGCACCAGGTTGACTAACAACCGCATCAACAAAAAACGAAGATGTTATCATCCTATAAAAATTAGGAATTTTTGTACCATCAGAATTTAAATATTCAACTCTATATCCAACAAGACCTTGTGTAACAAATCTATTTCTAAATTGAGAATTTACATTGTTTGTATCAATAACAAGACCTTTTACACTTGGTAATGCCGCTAAAACACCGCAATCTGTCAAATTAGTTCTAATTTGTACTGGTCTAACCATTAAAGTATAAATTCCAACTTTATTAAATTCACTAGCAGGTAATTTCATATTATACAAACCACCTAATATTTCATTAGTACCACCACCTGTATTGGCGTTGTTAAAATATGGTGTTAATATTTGTGATGCGTTTAATTTTTTAATTACAGGATTTGATGTAAAATCTCTTGATGGTGTATAAACCATAATGATTTCAACATCTTCGGGTGCCATGTCGGCGGGTCTAGTTATACCATAGGTTCCAAGTGCCATATTATTGTTCTATTATTTTAAAATATCCATATCCGTATTTTATGAGGTCTCCGAGATTGTCAACTTCCCCTAATCTAAGGAAACTTTCTGTCCCTGATAATCTACCTCTATCAATAAATACATTTGATTGTATTTCTGTCGCATTTACCATACCTATTAATATTTCTTCTTTTACTATCGGTACTGGCGTCATATTATATTCTGTCATACCTGATACAATTGGGATTACTTTGTCAGGTTGTGATGGATTTATATACCCTGTAATGAATAGGGTATATCCCGCAGGAAAATCATAATACAATACATTGTCATAAGTATACCCTGTGTAATCATCTTGTATTGTAGTAATCCAACCAATTACAGTTTCTTTTCTATATACAGGTGCACCAACAACATAAGTGTATGGTCCATATTGTTTTAATTGTGTTACTTTAGAAGTTGTAAATCCTGTGACAAAATAAGGTACTGTTGTGTAATTTGAACTTTTTTGTGCGTAAATAGAATTATAACTATCACCAGTGAAAATCCATTTATATGATATTGGTGTTGCTGACCAAGCACCTGAGTTCATAATAAAATAATATTCTCCATCAGGATTATTAAAACTCACTTCACTATATGGGACAGTAATATTTTTTGTTGTTACTGTTGTTCCCCAAGCAGCAGTACCACTAAGACTAACAGAATAAATTTTACTTTTACCATCTGTTAGTGGTGGATATGAGTGCTCAATATAACTTGGGTACTTTTTAACAAAAGTTTCAATTGGCGACGCATCTCCCCAATCAATATTATAAGTGATTTCTTGAGATAAAGTCTCTGATGTGTTATAAACAAATAAATTATATGGTGAACCTGTTGTTGCCGAATAAATAAAATTATTATTAATATCTTGTTGATATATCGCACCATCAAAACCAGAATAATAACCAATATCCTTATATGATTGTTCAAAAAATACAGGAATTGTTAAACCTGTCAAAACAGAATCACCATTAGTACCACCCGATAAAAGGTAAGTTAACCCTGTCCAAGATTGTTCAGTCTTACCACTAACATTAACATTAACGATTGCAGATTTTAAAAACTCTTGGGAAATAACTATATTGTATTGTTCAGTGTTCACGGATTTACATATTCATACCATTTTATGGGTTTAGATGTTGTTCCAACCCTTGTTTCGTCTGTTATTGTGTCGTCTAAATAAACTTCATATTTGTACGTATCGTAGTTTAATTTTAATGTATAGTAAAAATATGTTTCTTGTGAAAAATTAAATTTATCTTGTAGTTCACCTTGAGTTATATTCATCATTCTTTTAAATTGTCCAATACCCGCATCATAATACTTACATGACATGTACAAGGTATCGATATCAATGAAATCTCTATTTTTTAACCAATAGACATAATACCCTTCTTTATCACCAACATGATTTAAGGAAAATTTTGGTTTTTTAATCTTTACCGTATTTTGTCCTATAACCGCATCTGTTGTTAAACCTTGTTGTGCGGGGATTATAATAGTTAATAAGATTTGTTGTCTTGTACTTTTTTTACCGTCATAAAAGTCTAACTTAAAATAAGATTTATTGAAAACACCTTCGTAATAATAAATTTGTCTGTTTGTATATCCATTAGCTCTA